AGTCGAAGGCTGCTGCCCTTAAACCAAAGTTTACTAACGCTCCTGATCCAATCCGTAGACCTCAGCCATCAGGCGTACAGGTCAAACCGAAAGGGCCGAAGGGGGCAACATTTGAATAGGTGAGGAAATGTCCAATAATTTAAATAGTAACGTAACCCGTAAGGTCGCTCGTGTGTTTCTTGATGCATTTGAAGCATCACGAGTGATCACAAAGACAGTCAACACTCAACTGCTGGCTGACAAGTTTAACCCGTCCTCTGGTAGCACTGTAGACTTCAAACGTCCACATGACTACAACACCATCCGCACATCTGGCGGTGACATCTCTGCCTCTACAAAGAGCGCAATCATTGCTGGTAAGGCAACTGGTACTGTACAGAATTATTTCACTGCTGCTACCGAATGGGGCAACGTGGAAGAGGCTCTGCAACTTGACCAACTCGAAGACATCCTTGCTCCGATGGCTCGGCGTATCGTAACCGACCTTGAAGTAGACTTTGCATCGTTCATGCTGAAGAACTCTTCACTGCGTTATGGTACTCACGGCACTGCGGTAGACGCATGGTCTGATGTTGCTGGCGCTGGTGCAACGATGGATGCCATTGGTATCGACCCAAGCACTGAGCGTTTCTACCTGATGAACCCATTCACTGTAGCAACACTGGCAAGCGCACAGTCTGGCTTGAACTCTGTTGACAGCCTGGTTCGTACAGCATGGGAAAACGCTCAGATCAGCACTAACTTTGGTGGCCTGCGAGCATTGAGCGCAACCACAATGGCGAGCTTCACATCTAGCTCTGGTGCAGATCGTGCTGGTACTCTATCTGCTGCTCCTGACGCAACCTATGTTACTGCTAAGGACACAATGACCCAGTCTCTGGCTGTCACGGCGTTCCAAGCCAACATGGTTGTTAAGGCTGGTGAACTGGTAACCATTGCTAACGTCAACCGTCTGAATCTGGCTACTCGCCAGCCGATGGTCAGCGCCACTGGTGCTAACGTAGCGTGGACTGGTGTTGTGACTGCTGATGTGACTCTGGGTGCATCAGGCGAAGGCACACTGGTAGTGGCTGGCCCTGCGATCTACGAGGCTAACGGTCAGTACAACACTGTAACTGCTGCTCCTGCTAACGGCGCTGTGATTACAATCGTGTCTGCCACAGCAACTCTGTACCAACCTAACCTGTTCTACGCCAAGCAAGCATTTGGCATGGGAACTGTTAAGCTGCCAAAACTGTACTCAACTGATACTGTTGCAACTACCTCTGACGGTATGAGCATACGCATCAGCAAGTACTCATCAGGTGATGCTAACAGCCAGAAGATTCGTTTCGACCTTCTGCCTGCATACGCGTGTTTCAACCCGATGATGGCCGGTCAAGGGTTTGGAGTAGCGTAACGCTATAAAGATGGCGCACTCCTGTTAAGTAGTCGGGAGTGCGTTAACTTTAACCAACCTGCTGGTGACCTATGCCAAAAGCAAAAGACTCAAGACTTGCAAGGGCTGGCGTAGAGGGCTTCAACAAGCCAAAGCGCACACCAAGCCATCCAACCAAATCCCATGTTGTTGTTGCCAAAGTAGGCGACACAATTAAAACAATTCGTTTCGGTCAACAAGGCGTAAGTGGTTCACCAAAGAAAGAAGGTGAATCTGACGCAGACAAAGCGCGTAGAAAGTCCTTCATGGCGCGTCATCGTGCTAACATTGACAAAGGCAAAATGTCAGCGGCTTACTGGGCTGCAAAGGAGAAATGGTGAGTACAAGCATCTGGATTAAACCAAGCGGCACAGAGGTTACGGTAGACAGCGCAAGCTATGCTGTTGCTGCAAGTCTGGGCTGGAAACCAAAAGAAGAACAAGTTGAAGTAGTAGCAGAAAAGAAGAAGGGCAGACCTAAGTCAAAAGCAGAGGTGTGACATGAAAGGCTTATACGCAAACATTGCAGCAAAGCGTAAACGAATAAAAGAAGGCTCGAAAGAGAAGATGCGTAAGCCTGGCACTGCTGGCGCTCCCACTGCGAAGGCATTTAAACAAGCGGCTAAGACTGCTCAACCAAGGTTTGAATAATCATGGCGACTGTTGCTCAAGTAGCTAAGGCATCACTGCAATCGATTCTGGTGCAGGCATCAGAGGCTCCGCTAGAGGCTGATGAGTATCAGGACTTTATATTTGCTATGAACAATTACATGAACTCACTGGCGGCCAAGGGTTTAAACCTTGGGTATACTGCTGTGAGCAATATTGCTGATGAGGTTACTGTTCCTCCAGGCGCACTGACCGGCATCATTGCTAATATGGCAATCCAGTCTGTTCCGTACTACGGTGGTGTTGTAACGCCTGAGCTTGCCCTGACTGCGCGTGAGGGTATGCAGGCAATGCGTCATCTCGGTCAGATCATCATTCCAACTCGCCTACCAAATACTCTGCCTGTTGGCTCTGGCAACGAGGACAATCAATTCGGTAACGGTCTGCACTTCTACGCAGAGAGCGAACCGACAATCCTTACAGAAGTTAATGGCTCGATTGCATTAGAGGTATCAACAAATGATTGAGCGCAGTTATGGTGTAAGACAGTCTGAGTTTGTTCAGCAGACAAGCATTCTGGCGGGATCGTCATTCGGCTTCTTCAACAACGGTTACAACTACCAAATAACCTACGCCAATTTTCTTAATGGTTTAGGCGTGACTGGCACGATTGCACAGGTCGGTGATGTTACTGGTGTGCCTGTTCTTGACATATCAGGTGTGAATAACTACATCCGTAACCTTGAGGAAGGCTCTGGCATATCACTGAACCTAAGCGCAGAGGACGGAATTGAAATCTCGCACAACTTTACTATTGACTCGGTTGGTGAGCCAATCGTGCAAAACGGTGGTGCGGCCAGTCCTACATTTGTGTCCATTGAGGGCGGTGACGGCATTGCGGTAGAAACAACGGGTACACGGGTTGTCATCTCATCAACAGAGACGTTGAGCTTTGCCACGATCACAATGGCTGGCAACTCAACGGCTACAACGATTGCATCAACTGCGACACCAGTAAAGGCTGCTGGAACATTTGTTGTTGGTGATGTGTCCACAGGCTTTACAGCAGCCACCACTGGGCGAATCACGCACACTGGCCCAACAAGTCGGCATATTGTTAACGCACTGGCAACCCTTGATACATCTAGCGGCAGCAATCACAAGATATCGCTGTTCATTGCAAAGAACGGAACGGTTATATCAACCAAGATGACCGACACAATCTCTGCTGGTGCGCCTAGAGCCTTGGCTACCTTTATAAACCTTGTGTTAAATCAGAACGATTACCTTGAAGTGTTTGTTAGAAACGAGTCAACAACGGACAGTGTCATTGCAGTGAACGTACAGTTGAGTGTTCTCTAATGCCAGCCCTACCCATCACCAATGGGTTCTACACTAGCCCATCATTGCCACTGAGCGCACAAGAGTGCTTGAACTGGTATCCAAACATCAGCGAGGCTCCTGCACTTAGCCCTGAGAACCTGTTTGGCACACCAGGGCTGGTTGAGTTGGTATCCTCTGGTGAGATCAATAACCAGAACCGTGGTATGCATGAGATGGCTAACATCCCCTATGCTGTCAACGGCAATGTGCTGTACAAGATTGTTGAAACAGTTGTTGCAGGTGTCGCGAGTTACAGCTTGGTTAGTCTGGGGACGGTATCTGGGACTAAACGAGTCTCGATGGCTGACAACGGCACACAGTTGATGGTGTTAGTGCCAGGCGGTGACGGCTACATCTACAACCATGTTACCGATGTGTTTGCTCAGATTACAGACACTGATTTCGATGCTAACGGCAACCCGCAGTTTGTGGTCTTTGTTGACTCCTACTTTGTTTGTACAACTGACACCAAGAAGTTTATCTGCTCTGCACCTAATGACGGCTTGAGTTATAACGCTCTGGACTTTGGGACTGCTGAGTCCGATCCAGATGTAACGGTTGCACCCATTGTATTCAAGAACCAGTTGTTCATCAGTGGATCACAAACCTTTGAGGCTTTCCAGAACGTGGGAGGGACAGATTTTCCTTTTCAACGAACTGGTTTGTATCTGCAAAAGGGTGTTTATGCGCCCTACTCTTTGATTAACGCTCAGGATACATTTGTCTGGGTCGGTGGCGGTGAGAACGAAGGGCCATCAATCTGGGCGCTGTCAGGCAATGATTCAGCAAAAATTAGCAGTACGCCAATAGACAACCTGTTGCAGAAGTTAACTCAGGCACAGCTTGAATCAATCTATGCGTGGGCGTACTCACAGAACGGTGCATACTTTATCGGGTTCACTCTGCCAACAACAACGCTGGTCTTTGATATCACTTCCAAGCGTTGGCATGAGAGACGATCACTGCTAGAGGGTGAGCTGAGTCGATGCCGAGTCACTGCCATCTGCAAGGCGTACAATCAGATTCTGTGTGGCGACTTTGTTGACGGCAAGATCGGTCGCATTGATCCACTGGTTTACACTGAGTACGGCTTCACGCTGATCAGACGAGTGGCAACCCAGCCCTTTCAAAACAACATGAAGTCAATCTTTGTTCCTTCCTTAGAGTTAACAGTTGAGTCGGGTGTCGGGAATGATGCTGTAGAAGACCCTGTGATCACGCTAGAGCGAAGCAGAGACGGCAAGACATGGGCTGATACACGCACACGCTCAATTGGCAAGGTGGGCGAGTTTAATCGAAGAGC